CAAGAGCGCCCCCAAATTGTGCACCAGATAAAACCAAACCACCCATTGTTTTCAATACACTACCAAGTGGGCCGGTTGCAAATGCTGTTAATGATTGTGACCAACTCTCAAATGTAGTAAGTTGCAACGTACCATCATCATTAAGTTTATCCTGATTCTTAACCATTTTGTCAAGTTCTTCCGTTGATAATCCTAATGCTTTTGCTGCTTGACGTTTTTGAAAAACATCCATTTTATTATATGCATCAATACCACCTAATTGATGTAATGCGTCTTTTACAGCTGCTCCAATCTGTCCTCTATATGCTAAATCTCTAGCATTGTTAAGATTTATATTTCTTCCCAACATTGCGCCTAATTCTAATTCATCTGTGATAGATGATTCAAAATCTAATAAATGGTCTGCAACTTTGGTAAGACTATCCATATTAACGCCTAACCTTGCTGCCGCAACAGCTGCTTCAGCTATATTTTTTCCACCATCTTTACCATATTCAGCAAATGCTTTTGATGATTTAGCAACATCTTTCATTACAGCGGATGGCATTACTCCCTTTGATTTTGCTAATTGCTTTGTACTCTCAGCCATATCAGCGGCTATTGATGTAGAGTTGCCATTCAATCTAGCAAAGTTACCAGTCAATGAAGCTGCTTCCTGTCCACTAATACCCATATTAGTAGCCATTAAGTTGGTATTGAGTTGAGTTTGGAATGTTACATCACTCATACCACCCAACTCAGCATTTAATCCTTCAGCAACACCCTGTGCATCCTTAAATACCAATCCCAATGCTGTGGTTGAAAATGTAACCCCTCCCATATAGCCACCCATTGCTCTAACAGTTGCTCCTAATTTTTCAGCAGCCATACCAGCAGCTATAAGTGTACCTCCCACAAATCCTCTCCAACTACTAAACAATAGTTTAGCAGTTCCAATAATACCTCTTATGGTTTTTTCAACTGCTTTATATGCATCAATCTGTCCTTGTACTATTTCTTTAGATTTACTACTAACTGTTGCATATTGCTCTGCTATACTTAAATTTTTAGCCTGTCTCTCTATTATTTTATCAAAATGTGTTACCTGGTCAGCAGTTAAATCTCCACTAGCCCTTGCTTCAGCCACACGCTGTCTAATTGCATCAACTTGTGCATCATATTGAGCTCTTATAGATTTTTGTGCCTCTACATCTTCTGGGCCGGTTTCTGCCAACTTTTGTTGTAAGTTATTTAATTTAGCCGTTTCACCTAATATACCTTCTACCAATTCATATTTGGATGCATCTGCATTTTCAGCAGCTAGTGAGGACTTTAAAGATAAAGTTCCCATTCTCAAACTTAGTGATTGTGCACTAGTTAAGTTTCTGTAAATATCACTTATTGATTCTAAATTTGCTAATTCTCCGGCAGATGATGCCACCATCGATAATTGTTTTTTATCGTAGGTTCTTGCGTTTTCTAATTTTTTCTTTTGATAATTCAAAAGTTTTACTTCTAACGCTTCAATTTGTCTTAATTTTGCTAATTCTGCATCCGTGAGTGTTTCTTGCTGTCTTGCTATTTTGACAGCTTCTTTCATCAAACGTATTCTATCGGATACATTTTTAGTAGAATCATCATTAAATTGTAATATGCTATCTGCCACTTATAATTGATTTACAAATCTTTCATGAATTTTCTAAATTCAATTGCATCCTTTTCCATCTTCTTCATATGTGCGATTGCATCAGGAGGTAATTTTGCTTTTTCAGCCTTCTTTATAATAGTATCAGCTGCTCCTTTACTTAAGTTATCAAAGAAGTTAGCTACAAATCTATCTGCAGCATCAAATATACCTTCTTTTATTTGTTTTTTGTTAGTTGACATGGTAATTCACATTTATATTGTATAAATATTGTATAATAAAAAAGTGAGGATTATCGTGTCCTCACTTTTGGTATTCTTGCTTTTGATTGTGCTTTTTTATTCTCCTCTGCTTCTTTTTTCTTAAAATCAACTAATTGTTTAAAATAAAAGTTTCTAAGATGTATTGGCATAAAATAAACATCAGACCAAGTAAACCCATTACCATAATGTACCATTTCCCAAATTTGAGTATGGAGTTGTACTTTGTAATTAGTTGGTAGGGTAAAAAAAGTTTATCCCAAATGGGATATCTAGCGCCTCCGATTCACCTGTTATTTCTGATGTAAATACAAATCTCATATCCATATCAGGACTAATATCCTTAACATATGTTCTAAATGCTTTTGTATCTCTAGCTAAGAAATTATTTTGTACCCATCTATTGATGAAACCTCTATCAGAATTACCATCAACCGCAGTAATCATATATCTAAATCTAGTTGTAACATCGGATGCTAATGCTGAATTTTTATTTAATCTTTCTAGTGCTTGAATTTCTTTTGCAATATCAACTTCATCTTTATGCGTTAATAATTTAAATTCAATGTTTTTACCATTTGAAGGTAGTGTAAATTCATATCTATTTTTACTATTTAATTTAGAAAAATCAACTTCTTTGGTTTGGATTGCAGATAAATCAATAGTTACTTCTTGTTTTTCTCCACTAAAAGGGTCAGTAATTTCAACTGCATAGTCAGCTCCATATCCTAAAATACGAGTTGCTAAAAGAATTGCGTTTTTATCTCCAGTATAAATATCTTCACAATTTATACCTGGCTCAACAACAACCGATTCAAATAATCTATCCAAAACAACTCCTTTTTTGATAAGGTTTTGAGATGCAAGGATATCTTCCTCTCTAGCTGTCATATATTTTAATTCTACACTACCTTTTCTTAGTGGGTGTCCTTCAGGATAAACTAATCCTTGAGAAGGTAATTCAATTGTTTCCGTTGGGAATTCAAATTCTCTTTTTGGTGGTGCACTTACAGGTTGTGATTGTAAATTTTCCACATTTGCCATTTCTGCCATAACATTAATTGTTTTTAAGTTTGTATATATAAATACATAGATTTTAAAAAATTGGAAATAAAAAAGGGATACCAACTGAATGATATCCCTTTAATTTTATTATTAGTCTTAGATTAGAATTCAAGAATTGCGTAATCGTAAGATAATGTTAATTCAATTGTTGCAGGTTCGTTAGAATCGAATGATACATCTCCAAAGTTTGCTTGGGAGATGAATGCTCCTTTAATTTTCCACTGCTCAATCTTATCACCAACTGGTCCTAACATATAGAAATCTAAATCTTTTTTATAGAAATCTGCATATCCATCTCTACCAGTGATAGATTCATGTGATAAACGAATCCACTCCATTACCGATTGTGCCCCAGAAGGTACAATTGGGTCAAACAATGTGATTGTTATATCTTGCCATTCACCTTTACCTTTCAACTTTCTTTTTACGTTGATATGGTCTAAAGTTATTACCTCAAATTGAATTGTAGGTCTAGCTGCTGCTTTAACTAAGTAAGACTGAATGCCATCAATTTCCATTACATAGCGATTCTTCATCTTTGGTTCGAAGTTCGTATAGAACATTTTATCGAATTCTAATATTTCTGCCATTTTGTATTCCTTTTATTTGTATTAATAAATATTAATTTTGTTTATTTTCATATTATGCTGAGAAACTTGCTCCAGTTGGTAAGATGTTGAAATCTATTACGATAAATTCCGCCGTCTTAGCAGGTTGTAAGAAAATTTGTCCAGCCAATATGTTTCTATCAATCACATCCGGTGTATTGTTACTTTCATCCATTACAACTTTGAATGCGTACAAACCTTGTCTTTGCTGTACAGCCTCTAAGTATGGATTAACAGTGTTTAAGAATCTTTGTCTAGTTGTTGCAGTATTTTGTTCGAATACTAAATAACGAGATGTAGATGCGATAAACTTCTTCAATACAATTAATAATCTTCTTACATTGATTCTATCTAATGCTGAAGCCTTATCTTGTAATGTTTTTTGTCCGAATGCTACGATACCTTGTCCAGGGAAAGAAGCGATTGGGTTTACTTTGTTTTCATAAAGAGTATCTCTTTCAGCGTGTGTTAATCTATTTAATACACTTATTGCTCCAGTGATACCACCTCTATTTAAACCAGCAGGTGCAAACCATTCTGCTGCTAATCTATCGTTACTAGCGAATACAGCCGGCAGTAATACTGAAGGAGGTACTGATAATATCTTATTAGTGTTTGTGTCAATTGTTTTAACCCAAGGATAGTAAGTTCCAACATAGTTAGAATCTACTGAATTTGCTTGCGCTGTTACTTCAGAAATAGATGCTCCAATTTCGGTAAAGTCAGCGATATAGAAACAATCTTGTCTATCTTCAACCATATCAATTACTTTTGTAGTAACTGAAGGGTGTAAGCTTCTGATGATACCCGGTGTGATAACCATATTGATATCATATTCATCTGCGTTAGAGATAGCGTTAATTGCTTTGAAATATCCTAAAGTACCATTTGATACTGAAGTTGATAAATCCATACCTTGCGAATTTGCTTGTACCATATCAGCTCCTAAGTTAATCTTAGTTGTTGGGTTCATACCATCAAATCCATATTGGAAACCTAACATAAATTGTCTCTTACTCATATCTACAGAGTTAGAACCAGTCATTTGATAAGTTAATTGAGAATCAAATGCGAAATCAACGTTTGCTCCAACAGTAACTCCAACAGGAATAGGTGCTAAATACATACGATTATCCATAGCCACACCAGTTGTTTCAAAATCGAAACCACCATAGTATATTGGTGAACCAGCTGTATTATTAGCTGAACCAGTTTGATACGTTACTGCAGGTACATATGAATCTTGAGTTGTATTATTTGTTTTGATTGGGTTATTGTAAGCTGCATGTCCGAATGGTGCTGCTGAAATTGGATAAGAACCAGGTCCTGCAATTCCTTCGTTTACATCGTTTACAACTACTCTTATATATTTAGAACGATTTGAGTAATCACCATTTTCGGTAATTTTACCATCATTATCTATTGTATAATATCTATCACCAATTCTTCTACCAATATAGTTAGAAGAAGCTGCGTCTAAGTTTACGTTTGCAAATGTTTCAAATACAACTTTTCTCTTATCAGTATCATCAAATCTTCTAACAGTTACAGTAAATGTAGAATAATCAGTTGCTCCATCTTCACCAGCTGCTTTAACATTTGAAATAGCTACTTTAAATTTATGATTATAATTTGTACCATCACCTAAAGTTACAAACTTAAATAAGCTATATCTATCACCACTAATTAATTGAGATTTAATAATTGGAGTTTCTGCAGCTGTTGCGTCTTGTGTATAGTTTTGTGCTGGTAATATAAGTCCAGAAACTCCACCATGTGTAAATGTAGATGCTAATTTTTCAAAATATTTGTAAGCGTATGCATTTTTAGCTCCAAATGGTGATTCACCAAATACATCTGCTAAATCATTTGTAGCGGATGGTAATATTGATGCTGCAATACCAGTTGTTCCATTGTATTCATTACCTTTAATAGTAAATGAACCACTACCGATTGTATCAACAATACTTGCAGTTGATGGAATTGCTTGGTAACTAAGACCATTTAATGTACTATGTAATACACCTACTATTTTTTGTCCAAACAAACTACCACTAGCCAAAATTGCTAAAGGTGCTGCTTGTGTGTATCCACCAGTACCGCCAACTCTTATTACAGTTGCTTGACCAGCTTCTCTTAAATAGTTTTGTACAGCATACTCAGTATAATAAGTACCATCAACCTTTCCGAATACTTCTTCGAAATCAGATTGTGTTCTTACTATTGTAGGTATGAATGAAGGTCCTTCTTTTAGAGGTCCTATGAATGCGGCGCCGATTTCACCAACCCCTTGAGGTAAGAATGATAAATCGTTTTCTCTTGTGAATACGCCAGGTGATACAATTCTTTCTGCCATTTTATTTCTTCAATTATTATTTTAAATGTAGTTTTGGAATTATACCAAAATTACACATATAAATATAAAGAAAATGTCCAAAACACAAATTTCTTTATAAATAAGTGCTTTGGACATTTTAATATTATTTTTTTACTATAAACTAAAGTGGAGCGGGTGATCCAGGTGCCGTACTACCAGAAGTTGGTGACCATGGGAAATCCGAATCATTAACTTCAAGAATAACATTACGTTTAGTATCTATTTGCTTTTGGATTTGCTCTGATATATGAGGCCAATAGTTTGTACTTGCTGAACCACTTACAGTATTTTTAATCCAACCAAGAACAATATCTTCTGATAAGTCTTGATAATCAATAAATCCATCAGCGTTTGCATCAACTACTTTATATGGAGTTGCTCCATCAAAACTACCTTCTGTTCCATCTTCTGCTGTTGCCGTTACTCTCCATTGAGTACCTACAATTGCATTTTCAAACAATTCGGTATTTTGTTTTTTAAGGCTTTTCAATTTCCAAGTGTATGTGTATGCCATATTGAATTTTTATTTATTTTTGTTTATATAATATAAATATATTTGTTTTGAAAAAGTAACTATTTTAATTAAACTTCCAAAGAACCACTATAATAATCCGTAGTTAATAAATGCCTATATGCTTGTGCCATATGGTCCAATTCAGATGGTACTTCTAACATAAATTTACATTTGTGGTCCATACCCGGTGTACCAATACTTGCGTTATGTGCATTATCACTTGGGTTTGTTCCTACAAATCCTATCGGCCTTGCTTCAGTATCTCTTGCTTCTTTATTTTTCCAAACTGTAACTGCTATTTCTGCTGTATATCCCGCTGCCCAATATACTTCCGTACCTGCGCTTCTATCCATTGGTGTTAAACCATCGGGTCTAGAATTATCAACAGGTGGCTTGAAGTCTGCCATTCGTTTTTCAATTTTTACATTTGTAACTACGTGATATGCATTTGGTACAGTTACTCCAGTTCCTGGTAATTCATAATCTTTAATTAGTGCCATAATTTATCCTTTATTATTAAATATCAATTTATTTAAAATTTCTTTCATTTCTTCAATTTCATCCGCTTGCTTTTTGATAATTTGATTTTGCTCTTTAATTGCTTCAATAAGTAATGCTGACATATTACCATATGCAACTGCATATTCATCTAAATCTTTCACATATGATACTACTTCAGGAACTACTTCATTTACTTCTTGTGCAATTACACCAAGTTGTCTTTTGTCAGCACCTCCATCAGGAATGGTATCATTTTCATTATAAATTTTAGTATAGTAAACACCTCTTAATTGTAAAACTTTATCTAAAGCCTTATCAACTGTAACAACATCTTTTTTCTTTCGTGCATCCGAATAAGCCACAACGTTACCAGTTGCATAAACACCACCATTTACATAAATTCCATACCCACTAGCCGTTGATGAAGTTCCAAGTCCAGTACAGTTATTTCCTAATGAATGATAGAATACCCATCTTCCATTATCTTGATAGTAAATACCACCATTACCACTTTCAAACATTATATGAGGTGCGTAAGATGAATCTATTCTATGACCATACCATCCATTTCTATTACCGGCCATTCTCCACGCACCATAAGTAACATCGTTTGGATACCAGTGTGCACCATTAGTACCAGAATAATGTCCGTGGTGTCCTGTAAGTTGAGTCCAAGTGTATTGATAATTATAACCACTACCTCCATTAAACTGCCATCTGATAGTACCCATTGGATAATCATCATAAATACGAGTTCCTTCGTATGATGCATTTGCTCCCAATTTAATACCAGTATGGAATGCAATTCTTAAATCCGGATAAGGATAACCCCAACCACCACCTTCTTGGAAGATAGCGTATGCGTGTGCACCATTTCCGGAGTTACCACCCTCACCAGTAAATGTCAATCTTGATACTCTCCAATAATCATTTGCTTCACCAGAACTAAATTGAGAATATGCATTAGGATTACAATAGTAACCAGTATTATTATCATCGTAAAATATTGGAGATTGTACGGATGTTCTAAACCAACCACGTGATGAAATTGCTGCGAATGCCGTACCATAATTGGCAACAATCATACCATGGTCATTCAAGTACCCACCCTGTCCTCCAACGTTTGGATGTGACCAAGCAATACCATACAAGTTATTCATAGATGTACCATCTATTGCTGGTTTATATGAATTACCCATTGAGAATACACCTTGATATCTTACAGATGTATAAACACCCACAACAGATTGTCCGTAGTTGTTATCTAAATAAAGGTCTGCATTTCCATCAATACGAATACCACCATTTGCTGCTACATATGATAATCTAGCCGTACCATTAGGGTCACAATAATATGCAGTATTGTTTGAATCATAGAATATTGGTGCTCTAAAATCATAAACAGCTTCAGTAGTACCACCCATTAAACAATAGTTGGTATTAAGTTGCCAATATGTAGGCCAATACCCATTTACAGTACCCCAGCTTTCACTATCAGTACCACCTCTTAATACATAAAGACGGTTACTATTGTTGTGAAGCATTGCAGAGTTTTCATCCGTATCTCTGAAATATAAAGTTGGAGAACCTCCTCTAATTACTAATCTATTTCCATAAAATATACCTGTGCTAAAACTTGATTCACCATTTGGATTAGCATAATATCCAGTATCATCACTATCATAGAATATTGGTGCTCTAAATGAACCATTTGCCCAAACAGTAGAACCATTATCCCAACGTAAGTTCCAACCAACAATACTATTACCACCACCATAACCCAATCTCCAGTCATTTGCAGATACGTTTAACATCATACCCCAATAGGTAGATGCGTTATTCATCATAAATGAACCATTGTTATTATACGCGTTATGTTGATAAGATGCTCCGTTAGCAGCAATTACATAGTTAAAATTAGATGTTGATGCTGGATTTGCATAGTATCCAGTATTATCTCTATCATAGAAAGTATAAGCGTAAACTGAATTTCTTACATAGAAGTTATTAGATGTATCATACCAAATAGATGCTGGGTAAGACCAGTTAATACCTACTCCATAGTGCGGATTGTAGTTATTATCATACCAACCAAAACTCATTTCGTTTGGATTGGTATTTGCGATACCCATTACAAATCTTCTAAATCCACCACCTGTCAAAAAACCACTCATACTAAATACACCACCATGCGTAGGGTTACCACCATTTGCATATGAGTTTATGTATAAGTGTGGGTAGTATGGTGCATTAACTACTACTCCATATCTAGCATCATCTGGATATATAAACGTTTGCCCATTTGTAGATAATGTATAAGGTCCAAACATAGCGGTATAACCACTAGTCGATACATCAGTTCTTAGAATTGCTAATTGAGATATTGAATTTGTATTTAAATAATAACTACTATTATTATTCATAAACAAGTTACCATTTAAGGTCTTTCTCAAATCCCAACTTGCCCACGGACCATTTAAGAAACCATAGTTACTACTATTATCTGCATATAATTGGAATTTGAATGAACCCCCTGCGTTTTGTAATAAAATACCACCATCACTATTTCCAGCAGTTCTTATCATTATATTTGCACTATTATATGTGTAATAATAATGCCCACCTATATAAGTTGCAAGTAAAACAGATGTACCATCAGGATCTAAATAATAGTTTGTATTATTGTAATCATAGAATATTGGTGCTCTTAATGAAGTGTATGAAAACGCATGTCCACCACCATTATTCATAAAAATAGTTCCGTTTGAATAATGGTTTAAATATAATCCATATCCATTGGCACTATCAATGTGTAAGTTTCCGTTTGATGCTGATAAAGTTGCTTCATCGATTGCTCCACCATTTCCACCAATTCTAGTATATCTACCAGATGAGTTTGGACCTATTAAAAGTTGTCCTCTAAATCTACCAGCAGTTCCAGTTGTATTTGGGTCTGTGTAATATCCAGTATCATCATAATCATAAAATACAGTACCTCTAATATCGGATGTTGTTACAATTCTACCACCACCTATTGCTGTTCTAAATGTACCATATTGTAATAGTAATAAACCATGGTCTGCTAAGTTACTAGCCACACCACCTCTATTTGGATGTGACCATGCTAAACCATATAAGTTACCAGTACCAGTTCCATCTATTGATAATTTATATGCATCACCCATTGCGAATATACCCTGATATCTAACATCCGAATATACACCAACAACAGATTGTCCGTAATTATAATCCAAATAAAGATTACCATTATTACGAATATATACACCAGCTGATGTTATGCCAGTATGAATTGCGTTCCAAGGACCAAAGGTTACACCATTTTGTCCTTCTATATTAATACCACCAGTAGATGAACCTAATAAATTACCACTCTGCCAGTTTGCAGAGAATGCATGTATAGTTTGGTGGTTACTATCACTTTGATAAAAACGAATTCTACCATAACCACTTGAATAGTTTTGATAACGAATTTGAATACCAGTGTTAGATGCTAATCCAGTTGTACCAAATATAGAATCGTTGAATTGAGATGTTCCAGCAGGATTAGTATAGTAAGTTGTATCATTACTATCATAGAATATTGGTGCTCTCATATCACCATTTGCTTGCATTTGACCGGCTCTATTAAAATAAAATTGGTCTCCTATACCGTTAAAATGGAAAATCAATGCTTCGTATCCATTCCAAGTATCATTTGCTAACCAAGGATAATACGAACTATTATTATAATTTAAAGCTAGTAAATATCTATTGTTATGTGATAATTGTAGAGCGTAAGTATTACCAGAATTAAATGTACCTAAGTTTCCAACTTTTAATGCTAATAATCTAGATTGATTATTTCCATCAATATAATATCCACTATCATTTGAATCATAGTATATTGGAGAGTACATTGCTGATGTAGCACTTATAGTTGTACTTCTAAATCCACTTAAATCACCAGATATATTTGAATATGTATCAGATTCAATTGCCGCAGTATATCCTTCAGCAACATCCATTACACCATCATAATAAGCTCCGTTTTGTATTTTACGAAGAACAACTTGTCCATATGACCAAGATGATGAACCATTACCAATTACGATACAATATTTACCATCTTTAACACCAACTCTAATTGGTTTATCAGTATATCCTACAAGAGTTGCTCCGAAATTATACCAAGCACCATTCCAGTTATGTCCACCAACTATTACAGTACATGCATTATTTCCATTATATTCATAAATGTCAATAACCGCATGAATCATACCATAGTTTCCTGTATTACCAGGGAATTTAACAACAACTGCTCCAGTTGCACCAGTTGCTCCCCAAACGGCATAAGGTCTACCTACTAAGTTATTTTGTTTTATACCACCTGCTATTCTTAATGAAGTTGCGGTTGATGCTGGGTTTAAGAAAAAATTAGTATTATCGTAATCATAAAAAATACTTGCTCTAGCATCACTCATATTAGTAACACTACTACCACCTGCATTTATACCACCATACAACCAATTGTATCCAGCCGAATAAATACCAGATGGATGCCAAGATGCGTTACCAGTACCACCAACGTTACCATTACCTTGATATGAATATGTAAGTAATGCATTTAAATTACTTGTAACAGAAGGTCTTACATAATATGCTGTGTTATCAATATCATAATAATATCTTGAGAAAACATAACCATTACCATTTACTCTATAAGTCCAGTTAGTACCATCACTAAGTAAAGCATATCCATATGTTGCTGTATTTGGAATATCCACATACATACCATATTCAGTCTTACTACTATTTCTAGCATTTAATCTTAATAACCAATCATTGTTATTTGTGGCGGTTATATAAACTGTTGCATCGTTTGCTCCATTTATAGTACTACCATTTATATTAAATGTACCAGTTAAATTACTATCAGCGGTATTGCCATATCCAATATTCATTGCTCCATATGTGGATAAACCATATATAGGAGTACTTGTTTCACCAACTCCCCAACCACTTGGATTACCTATACCAACTTTATTATATAAATGAATATATTCGTTTGTGAATCTACCCCTAATACCATATAGGTTCATAGATTCCGCTGCATTCATTTGTAAGTAATTTAATACAGATGTACCATTACCATTTATTCTATATGTGGTATCATCTCTATCATAATAAATTGGAGATTGCATTTCCCCTGCAGCATGTACAGCGTTTCCACTATAAATGTTATTGTTAGTAGCTAAACCAGCATAATCATTTGGAACTACTTCAGCTGCCGTTGTTGAACCCGGAGTACCAGTACCACCATTTGTCAATACCCAACCAGCACTTTGATAGTTATCAGTCATTGCTATATACAATGTACCAGTTGAAGCTACATATATTTGTAAAAAATGAGTATCGTATGTACCTGTTCTTCTAATACGAATGTTATTAAATATACCACCACCACTATACCAAGATTTACCAAGCATAGTAATATCAGCCGTTCCACCAAATGAAATACCAGCATTAAATTTCATAGAACCATGCCTAGAACTTTCAGTATCCCAAATATGGAATGTTGCCATTGCCCTATTACCAGCATTAGTTGCTACTGTGTACCAGTTTCCACCAGTAACAGAAATACTTAATGTATCTCTAACAGACCAACCTTGAACATTTAATGAATTTAAATTTGATGTTCCCCCATTTACATAATAAGTTGTACCGCCACCTAAATAAACTGTGTTACCAGTTATATTAGCATATGTTACATTATCAGTTGTACGGAGATTTTGGTTCATTAAATAAACTTCAGTTGCTCCCTGTCCTGTATCTATTGTACCACTAATTGTTATGTTACCAGAACTTAATGTTAAATTACCTGCATTAATAGTTATACCACTACCAAATGTATATAATCCACCACCATCTCCAGAGTTTAATGCTAAATTACCACCAGTTGCTTTTATATTCCAAGAACGAGTACCAGATTGGTCAAATCCTAATCTATCACCACTTGTTACCAATATACCTTGGTCACCTGTACTATTTATATTAGATGAGTTGCGTAATATACCATTTACAAAAGTATAATCATCATGATACCATCTATCACTTCCTTCATCCCAATAAAATGCTTTTGTTGCTGCATTACCTCTCTTAACTTCTATACCAGCATTTTCAGTTGGTGCAGTTGATGCTCCAATATCTGCGTTTAATGTAATGATATTATCACCTACATTTAAAGTTGTTGTATTAATATATGTTGTAGTTCCACTAACAGTTAAGTTACCACTAATTGTAGCATCTCCAGTTACCGTCAATGTACTACCATCGAATTTTAAATTTGCTTCAACAGTTCCGTTTGGTGCAGTTCCGTTTAATGTAATTACACCATTATCAGTTGTACCAGTTAATGCTAATAATCCAGAAGAACCTGATGTACCCTGCGTTCCAGATGTTCCCGATGAACCGCTTGACCCACTAGTACCACTACTTCCCGATGTACCACTACTTCCACTTGTGCCACTAGAACCACTACTACCACTTGTACCACTACTTCCGCTTGTGCCGCTAGAACCACTACTACCTGATGTGCCTCCCGTGCCTCTAGTTCCCGATGTACCACTACTACCTGACGTACCAGCTGACCCAGCCGTTCCAGTTGTACCACTACTACCAGAAGTTCCCGATGACCCACTACTACCAGAAGTTCCCGATGAACCACTACTACCTGATGTGCCACTACTACCACGAGTTCCTGATGAACCAGAAGTTCCCGATGAACCACTACTTCCGCTTGTGCCACTAGAACCACTACTTCCGCTTGTACCAGCTGACCCACCAGTTCCAGTTGTACCACTACTACCAGAAGTTCCTGATGAACCACTACTACCACGAGTTCCTGATGAACCAGAAGTTCCCGATGAACCACTACTACCAGATGTACCAGCAGACCCAGATGAACCTTGTGCTCCAGAAGTTCCCGATGAACCACTTATTCCACTTGTGCCACTACTTCCAGAAGTACCTGTACTTCCACTTGTACCACTACTTCCGCTTGTGCCACGAGTTCCTGATGTACCACTACTACCAGATGTACCAGCAGAACCTGATGAACCTTGTCCTCCAGAAGTTCCACTACTTCCAGAACTTCCTGATGAACCTGTTACTCCACTACTACCACTTGTTCCAGAACTTCCTGATGTGCCAGAACTTCCTGATGTACCAGAACTTCCTGATGAACCTTGTGCCCCACCACTTCCACTCGTTCCACTACTACCAGAAGTTCCTGATGAACCGCTACTACCACTTGTGCCACGAGTTCCTGATGTACCAGACGAACCGCTACTACCACTACTACCAGCTCCACCACCAGCACCAGTAATACCCGATGAACCACTACTTCCGCTTGTGCCGCTAGAACCACTACTTCCACTACTTCCAGATGTACCCGCTGAAGATGATGCTCCAGCTATACCAGATGAACCAGAAGTTCCACTACTGCCACTACTTCCACTTGTACCACTACTTCCGCTTGTACCACTACTTCCCGATGTACCATTTGTTGATGAAGCTCCAGTTAATCCAGATGTTCCACTACTTCCGCTTGTGCCACTACTTCCGCTTGTACCAGATGAACCTGATGAACCACTGCTACCACTACTTCCACTAACACCGCTACTACCACTTGAACCACTAGAACCACTACTACCGTTTGAACCATCTTTACCACTACTTCCACTACTTCCACTTGTGCCAGAAGTTCCCGAAGAACCACTACTACCGCTACTACCACTACTTCCGCTTGTGCCAGATGAACCTGATGTACCGCTACTTCCACTACTACCACTTGTGCCACTACTTCCTGATGTACCTCTTGTTCCAGATGAACCACTACTACCACTTGTGCCACTTGAACCAGAAGAGCCGGATGTACCACCACTTCCAGAAGTTCCCGATGAACCCGATGTGCCGCTTGTCCCAGAACTTCCCGATGAACCACTACTGCCACTACTTCCACTCGTGCCACTACTTCCGCTTGTGCCACTAGAACCACTACTACCTGATGTACCAGATGTACCAGAAGTTCCCGAAGTTGCTGCTGCAAATCTTCTACTAATTCTTCCTGTTGTTGTATTAAGAACTAATACTTCGTTTGTTGTATTATCAGTTGGTATTGTATCACCAGTTACAAATATCGAACCACTAACTGATAAACTACCAGTTATTTCTTGCTTATCATTTGATGCATCACCGAATTTATTTGAACCTGATGAGAATATTACTGATGATGATATAAATGTTGTATGTAATTCAGTTGATGTTATTTTACCAGCTACACTAATATCTCCTTTAAAAATACCACTACCAGTTACTATTAAATAATCTTTAACAATAACACCTGTATTTATTTCTAAACCTTTATTTGGCGATATTGCTGCTACTGCTGAACCTGATTTGATTCTAAACAAATCTCCAATAGATGCTGCATTAATATTAAATAACCCACTACCATCACCTTGAAATAAAGATGCTGTTATAGACCCACTTATTATTGTATTTCCTTTTATTTGTAGAGAAGAACCGCTGGTAACTCCAATAACATTTGTTTGTACTGCGGATGCCGTAAAATTACCCACAACACTTACAGATTGGGATGAGGCATTTAAAATAGGAGAACCACTTACAAAAAGTGAAACACTATTAACGCTAGTTTGATTTATACCATTTGGGCTCTTACCTTCGAACTTCATTCAATTTATCTTTTATTATGTTAATTCCAATACCGAAATAATTACATCTGCTGAATTAGCTAGTGATGATGTTACTGAAAGAAAATCATTTGCTTCCAAAACAATTTTTTGCTCACCACCAATTAAAATTGCAGTACTAGCTTGAACAATTATAGCATCTTTTACCAAATATACAGTTTTATTTGATGAACTATCTCTAGCCATTACACTTACTGAAATATTTTGTGTTGCTACATTTGCTACATTTAGTCCAATTACGGTTGTAGTAGTTGCTGCTGGGGTTTGGTAGGTTATTACACCCGTTGTACCAATTGAACCTGTTATACTATTTTTAAAAAAGTTTGCCATTTATATTTTATTTTATCCTAACGCTATTGAATATGCTAATGCCGTATCTAACACATTAACCCCATCTTGTAAAAATGAGCCTTGTGTTAAATTTATCGAACCAGTTGTTGACATAGAACCAGTAAACAACAAAGAACCAGTTACTATTTGTTTATCAGTTACACTAGAACCTAATTTTAAAGTACTTCTTACTATTAAATTATCAAATGTAGCTTGCTGTACATCGATTTCTCCCTTAAATGAACCAGTTAATGAGCCTGTGAATGAACCACTAAGGTCAGCATAACCAAAATTTCTATCTTGAATTATTGAGCCTGAAAATATGGGACTATGTATTACCATTTATATCTATATACGTTTGTTATGTGTATAAATATAAATAAATTTCCTTTTAAGGTTTAACCGGCCAAGTTATGTTATATGGGTTTGATTGAGATGTAATATCTCTTAACGATTGTCTGTAAGTTTGCCACAATTCTTTTGTTTCGGTTGGGATATCCAATAATTGTGTCCAATCGCATTCTGTTAATAATTCGTTTCTTTGAATTCTAATTTCCTCCCACTTTGTTTGAATTCTATAAGAAATTTCTTCTTCCGATGCATTTGTTTGTATCCAATTTCTGCAATAATTTCCATCAATTAAAACAGGTGTTCCTTCGATAATATTTTTTGTATAATCATTTGGCATTGGAGTTGGGGTAACTACATACATATCCCACTCTATTAAAGATTCATCCGTTAATTGAGCAGGTAAGCTTGTGTTTGGATATGATTTTCTTAATTGAGGAATACTATAAGGATAATGAATTGTATCTTCTATAATTCTTAAATACATATTATTTGAAAGTTGATGGTATTGATGCGTAATTTGCTAAACCAAAACAGTTATTAAATGCATTAGTTCCAAGAGGTACTGGACTTCTACTCCATATTGTTGGAGCGGTTCCTGTTAAAGCATTTGATACTGAGGTCATATTATAAATATTACTAAAATTGCTAACCGATGTGTTGAATGTAAATTGTAATACATTAGTTAATTGTAAACAGTTTCTAAATGTTCCCACAAAACTAAGTACGTTTGGATTATTATCAAACAATGTTGCTGGTACAGTTGTCAATGCAGGACATCCAAGAAATGCGTTTGCAAATGTTGTTGCATTTGGTACATTATCAAATAATCCAGTTGGTACTGTTGTTATTGTTGTAATTGATGAAAAACAATCCGTAAATGATGTTGCATTTGGAGAATAATCAAAAAGGTCAGATGGTATTGATGTTATCCTAGTACCTCTCATAAACGATGTGAATGAAATCACTTCTTCCAATCCAGTATACCCACCAACTGCACTTAAAGTTGCACTTGCAGGTATTTCTGTTAAATTACTACAACCATAAAAATCAATTGTTCGTAATCCAACAATTCCCCATTGAACCAACTCTGTAATCAAACCTCTAATTGCTGAATTATTATTTACCTTAAAGCCAGGCATAAGTCCATTTATAGTAATTGTATAAGTTCCAGCAGTAGCATATGTATGAATTCTATCTGTTGATGTTGATGATGTTATTAATGGAGAATTTGCTCCACCATCACCCCAACTAATAGTTAAATTAGGAGTTAATGTACCATAATCAACCAATGGGGTTGTAAATACAGTGCTGCTCGTAGTTGTTGTTATTTTAAAAACAAATGGATACACTTCCGAACCATCTTGTGATACCAATCTTCTAAATATTCCCATAACTTTAAATATAATATTAATTTAAATTCTTACCTCCTACAAATCCTAAATATGTAGTACCACCATTAAATGTGTAAAATACTAATACATCCACACCAGATGTTGTTAGAAGTGGTACACTCCCACCTGCCCAATCAATACTAGCAGGAAAGTTTACTGTATATGCTCCAGCATTTACTGTCACTAACGTAAACCCAAATGCGTTTGATGCAGGTGCGTTAGTAAATGTTAATGTTGATGTACCATTAAATTGTCTTCTAAAGTTGTTTGCTGTTGATAAATCTAAAGTTGCACTTCCACCAGTTCCTAAATCAGAATAAGTTTCTCTAAATGTTGTAGATGCTACGTTACCTGCTACCGATAGAGTAGTACCATCAAAAGTTAAATTACTTTCAACAATACCAGTTGTTGTACTATTTTGCCAAGTCAATACACCATTTTCAGTTGCTCCAGACAATAACATAAATCCAGAACTTCCCGATGTACCATTTGTGCCACTAAAACCAGAAGTTCCTGATGTACCATTAGTACTTGTAACCCCAGAAGTTCCATTTACACCGCTTGTACCACTACTACCAAATAAAGTACCATCTAATCCAGATGTTCCAGATGTACCCAATCCAGAAGTTCCTGATGTACCATTTGATGCTGATAATCCTGATGAACCTGATGTTCCACTGCTTCCAAAGAAAGTTCCATCCAATCCAGAACTTCCTGAAGTACCATTTGTGCCCAATCCAGAAGTTCCAGCTGACCCAGATATACCTGAAGTTCCTGATGTTCCAGTAGTTCCACTACTACCAAAGAATGTACCATCAAATCCAGAACTTCCTGATGTACCAGTTGTACCCGATGAACCGGCTGTGCCAGTTATACCTGATGTACCAGTTGTACCCGATGTTCCGCTACTACCAAAGAATGTTCCATCTAAACCGCTACTACCAGAAGTACCTGTTGTACCAGATGTGCCGCTACTTCCATTACTTCCAGTTATACCCGATGTACCAGAACTTCCTGATGTTCCACTACTTCCAAAGAAAGTTCCATCTAAACCGCTACTACCAGAAGTACCAGTTGTACCTGATGTTCCAGCTGACCCAGATATTCCAGAAGTACCTGTTGTACCCGATGTACCACTACTTCCAAATAACGTACCATCTAATCCAGAACTTCCCGATGTACCAGTTGTACCTGATGTTCCAGCTGACCCAGATATTCCAGAAGTTCCTGATGTACCAGAAGTACCGCTACTACCAAATAAAGTACCATCTAATCCAGAACTTCCCGATGTACCAGTTGTTCCCGATGAACCACTTTCTCCAGAACTTCCCGAAGTACCACTTGTACCAAATCCAGAAGTTCCCGATGAACCAAAATACGTTCCGTCTAAACCACTACTACCCGAAGTTCCGTTTTCTCCAGAAGTTCCTGATGTACCTGTTGTGCCAGAAGTTCCCGAAGTACCTGTTGTGCCAGAAGTTCCCGATGACCCAAAGAATGTACCATCTAAACCACTACTACCAGAAGTTCCGTTTACGCCACTGCTACCCGAAGTACCATTTATTCCCGATGTTCCAGAACTTCCAGCAGAACCGTCAGTTCCACTAAGTCCATCCGTTCCACTAATTCCAGAACTTCCCGATGTTCCATTACTACCAAAGAAAGTTCCATCTAAACCACTACTACCAGAAGTTCCCGATGTACCTTGCGTACCACTTGTACCATGACTACCATCATATCCAGAACTTCCTGATGTACCACTTATACCACTACTTCCAAAAAATGTTCCGTCTTGTCCAGAACTTCCCGATGTACCAACAGTTCCATCTTTACCAGAAGTTCCCGATGTACCTTCGGTGCCAGATGAACCAGAAGAGCCTGATGTACCACTACTTCCAGAACTTCCAAATGAAGTTCCGTCTTTACCAGAAGTTCCTGAAGTACCACTACTACCAGAAGTTCCCGATGTGCCTTCAGTGCCGCTTGTACCTTCGGTTCCTGATGTTCCAGATGAACCGAATGAAGTTCCATCTTTACCGCTACTACCAGAAGTTCCCGAAGTACCTTCAGTACCGCTACTACCACTACTACCAGAAGTTCCTGATGTGCCAGAAGTTCCACTACTGCCACTAGTACCGCTACTACCAAAATATGTTCCATCTATACCAGAAGTTCCTGATGTACCCTCCGTACCACTACTGCCACTTGTGCCAGAAGTTCCGCTACTACCACTAGTACCGCTACTACCAAAATATGTTCCATCCAATCCAGATGTTCCAGAAGTTCCCGATGTGCCACCACTACCAGAAGTTCCTGATGTACCTTCAGTACCACTACTTCCAGAAGTTCCTGATGTGCCACTACTTCCGTCTATACCAGAAGTTCCTGATGTACCTTCAGTACCACTACTGCCACTTGTGCCGCTTGTCCCATCCGTTCCACTTAAACCAGAAGTTCCCGATGTGCCATCTATACCAGAAGTTCCCGATGTGCCATTTACTCCAGAAGTTCCTGATGTGCCAGCAGTTCCCTCAGTACCGCTACTACCGCTTGTACCTTCAGTACCACTACTTCCAGAAGTTCCCGATGTGCCATCTTTACCAGAAGTTCCTGATGTACCTTCAGTACCACTACTGCCGCTTGTGCCAGAAGTTCCACTACTACCGCTTGTGCCACTAGAACCACTACTTCCACTTGTGCCATCTATTCCAGAAGTTCCCGATGTACCTTCAGTACCGCTACTACCACTAGTGCCTTCAGTACCACTACTACCCGATGTACCTTCAGTACCACTTGTGCCACTTGTACCAGAAGTTCCCGATGTGCCATCTATACCAGAAGTTCCTGATGTACCTTCGGTACCTGATGTGCCAGAAGTTCCTGATGAACCACCAGTACCGCTACTACCGCTACTTCCAGAAGTTCCCGATGTACCATCTTTACCAGAAGTTCCTGATGTGCCAGAAGTTCCTGATGTTCCAGCCGAACCAGTTGTTCCTGACGTGCCAGACGAACCGCTAGTTCCCGATGTACCAGCAGAACCACCACTACCTGCTGTACCAGATGAACCCGATGTACCAGCCGAACCACTTATACCAGAACTTCCTGATGTGCCGCTTGTACCAGATGAGCCGGATGTACCCGATGTACCAGCAGAACCACCACTACCAGAAGTTGCAGATGTACCACTACTTCCTGATGTGCCCTCCGTACCACTACTACCACTACTTCCCGATGAACCACTACTTCCACTTGTGCCACTAGAACCACCAGTACCAGAACTAGAACTAGTACCGCTACTACCAGAAGTTCCCGATGTTCCAGATGTTCCTGAAGACCCAGAAGTTCCTGATGTACCTTCAGTACCACTTGTGCCGCTTGTGCCAGAAGTTCCTGATGTACCCCCACTTCCGCTTGTACCAAATGAACCTGTACTTCCAGATGTGCCACTTGAACCAGAAGTTCCTGATGTACCCCCACTTCCACTACTTCCGCTTGTGCCAGAAGTTCCTGATGTACCTTCAGTACCGCTACTACCAGAACTTCCCGAAGAACCACTACTTCCAGATGTGCCACTACTTCCCGAAGAACCAGACGTTCCATCTATTCCAGATGAACCTGATGTACCTTCGGTGCCAGAAGTTCCTGATGTACCTTCGGTTCCTGAAGAACCACTACTTCCACTACTTCCGCTAGTACCTTCGGTGCCAGAAGTTCCTGATGTACCTGCAGTGCCAGAAGTTCCTGATGTACCTTCCGTGCCAGAAGTTCCTGATGTACCTTCAGTGCCAGAAGTTCCCGATGTTCCATTTGAACCGTCAACACCAGATGACCCAGATGTTCCTTCAGTACCACTACTTCCAGATGTGCCAGAACTTCCTGATGTACCATCCGTACCACTTTCACCAGAAGTTCCTGATGTACCACCCGTACCAGACGAACCCACTGCAGCTGCTATATTTCTTCTTTCTAATTTTTTTGTTATATCATTCCAAACAACAACATTATCCGATGAACCAGTTGGTAATGAATTTAATAACACACTACCACTAACACCCAAACTACCACTAATAGTTAAGTTAGCATTAATGTTACTATCTTTATTTACTTGTAAGAATGATGCCGTATCAACGTTTGCTGCATTTAAAGCAAAAAGTGCCACACTAGCCGTAAATGCCAATGAGGCCGTTCCAACAGTCATTGATGCCGTTTGTGAATTCTGAACAAAGTTAGATGTATCTACGTTTGATGCATTTTGTGCAAACAATGCGTAAGATGCTGTAATTGCTAATGAAGCAGTACCAACCAACATTGATGATGTTCTATCATTTCTAACATAATCTGTCAAATTCAATCCACTTAAATTTGATATATATGATGCCGTTAATGCGTGAGATGAACTAACTGCGAAAAACACACTCATCGAAGATGTTTGTGAGTTTCTTACTAAGTTTTGAATATCATTTAATGCTGATAATGATGCCGAATCAAATCCAGTAACTGTATCAGCAACCGATGCTCTATCTGCATATGATGCAGAAAGAACACTACCAAATACTCTATTTCCCTGTACAGTTCCACTAATTATACTACCACCACTACCAATAACTGCATGTCCACTTGTCAATCCACTAAATACAATTTGTATTGTATCATCATCTATTGATTTAATTGTACCAGCCATTATTTGGTCTTCCGAACCAGTAGCATATATTTGAACTAATGGATAACGAATACCCAAATTATGTACAATTGTTAAATTACTTATATTATTAAATCCAACAGTTTCAGTTAATGAATATTCAGGTTGAGGAATAAAATATCCTCTACTTTCATCATATCTTAAAATATCATATTCAGCCGATGCAGTTGGCCCTACTCCTTTAAAATTATATGTACCAACCAAACCACCACTAACTATTGGTGCAAATACTGCGTGAGAACCAGTTATATCTACCGCTGATATATTATGTGTTACAATTAAATTACCATCAATTGAAGATGATGTACTTACTCTAAATCCTCTATTTGGAGATATTTCTGCAAATTGAGAACCTGATTTTAATATTGATGTTTCAAATGCTAAATTAGCGATATTAATATTTCGTAATCCACTACCATCACCAAAATAACTTGAACCAGATGCTAATACAATATCAGAACCAGTAACAAACAATCCACCAGTAACACTTAAGTTACCAGACACAAATGTTCTAGTTCCAATCTCTAAACCTTTATTTGGCGATATTACCGCCTGAACTGAACCAGAAATAATTCTATCCAATTTAAGGTCTTGCAATGCGTTCGCAGGGATATTGAATAATCCACCACCATCACCTATGTAAAGTGCTGCGGTTATTGGTACGTTTACATCTAATTTAGTTGGGTCTATAATTGCTCTACCAGAACCAGAATTAATTTTAAACAATTCAAGTCCTTCAATTGATTCAGGTGGGATATTGAATAATCCACCACCATCACCATAGTAAATAGATGCGGTTATTGAACCACTAATCGCTACCGATGATGTAAATTGAGATTTATATGAACCAGATGCTGGTGCAGTTATTACAATAAATTGTTCACCACTTGCTACGGATGCCGTTGCCGAACCACTTGCTATTAAAGGTGATGCTGCAGCTTGTACATTTGTTAATTGAGAACCATCTCCAATAAAATTAAATGCCCTAACACTACCACTAACATCAACAGAACCAGTAAATCTAGAACCAATAGCTGAACCAGTTGCTCCGGTTGTTACTATAAATGTATTTCCACTTTGAACCGATGCTGTTGCTGAACCACTTGCTATCAATGGTGCTGCTGCCGCTTGTACATTAGTTAATTGCGAACCATCTCCAATAAATGAAAATGCCTTTACACTACCACTCACATCAATTGAACCCGTAAATTGAGAACCTATTTGAGAACCGGTCTTTGCAGTTGTTACTATAAATTGCTCTCCACTTGTAACAGATGCAGTTGCAGAACCACTTGCTATTAAAGGTGATGCTGCTGCTTGTACATTTGTTATTTGTGAACCATCTCCTATGAATGCAAATGCTCTTAATGAACCACTTACGTCAACACTTCCAGTAAATTGAGAACCACTTTCTTGTGATTGTACTCTAAATCCAAAATTAGGAGAAACAGATGCAGTTACCGAACCTGATTTAATTTCAAATGAAGTTAGTGCATCTTCGGTTAAAGCAGAACGAGGAATATTTCTTAAATATGTACCTTCACCATAATATTTTGAAGATGATGCTAAGAACAATCCGCCACTAGCTTCGTTTATAAACAAACTACCACTTATATCAACCGAACCAGTAAATTTAGAACCAATTTGAGTATTATATATAAAGGTTGGATTACCATCTACTACATTTATAACACCAGCCATTGCTGAATGTAATTGGCAATTATAATATAATGTATTTGGTGCACTTCCAGAAACTAAGAATGTTATCTGTCCAACATCTTCACCATTATTAGTAACCCAAGTATTATATCCATTTACAACACCAACTGCACTTGCCGAATTAATCCAAAAAGGGTGGCCATTTGCATTTACATTAAAAACATATTCATAATTTCTATGTAATGTAATTGTAGGATTTGAACCACTTATTAATCCGTTACTTATATTGTAATTACCACTTCCATTATTAGTTACAGTGAATACGTTGTCAAATGATAAAGAAGATGTAAACGGAGTTGTTACTTTAAATCCAAAATCGGGACTAACCGAAGCAGTTACACTACCACTTTTAATTTCCGTTGATATAAGTGCATCTTCCGTTAATGCTGACCTAGGTATTTTTCTTAAATAAGTACCTTCTGCATATATGAATGAAGATGAATCAATTAATATACTTCCACTAAATGATGAACCACTTACAAATGAATCAACAACTAATCCTTTATTTGGGGAAACTGATGCAGTTACACTACCACTTGCAATTCTAAATACTTCACGAGATAATGCTGATAATGGTATATCAAATAACCCAGCACCACTACCAGTAAACATAGATGCGGTTACATTTCCTTCTACTTTAGTTTCACCAATAAATTTAATTTCGGCCGGTATTACTATACTGTCTATTATATTAATAGCTCCCACCATCGATGAGTGTAGCTGACAATTATAATAAAGTGTATTAGGCGAACCAGATGGTGGGGTAAATACAATAATACCATTATCAGTTCCGTTATTTGTAATACTACTACTATATTCCCATATAGTTCCAGTAGAATTAACGTATTTAATCCAAAATGGATGACCCGATGCGTTTACATTAATTGTATATTCCAATCCTCTAACTAATGTTAAATTTGGATTAGAACCACTAATAATACCATTTTCTATTATATATGCACTAGAACCATCATTTGTTACATTAACAATTCTATCAATTAAATAATCAGGAGTAGGTCTTCCAGATGAAGATACAATAAAACTACCATCAAATCTAGAATGAGTATTTACTTCAAATCCTTCCGTTGGTGAAATTGATGCCGTTGCACTTCCACTAAATATTTTTGTAGAATCAATTGCTAAATTAGCTAATGTAATATTATTAAGGAATCTACCATCTCCTACAAAGAATGAACCACTTGCTACATTTACATTTCCTTTAATATCAACACTTCCAGTAAATTCAGAACCACTTAGTAATGATTCTACTCTAAATCCATAAACAGGACTAACAGAAGCAGTTACACTACCACTTGCAATTCTATATGGAGCGAATGATAGAGCTGATTCAGGAATATTAAATAATCCTTCACCACTACCACTAAAATACCCACTTCCAGAAGGTATTCTAACATTACCATAAAATGTACTCCCACTAACTTGCGATTGTACTATAAATCCAGAATCAGCCAATGCTGATGCAGTTACACTACCACTTGCAATTCTAAATAATTCTTGCGAAAGTGCAGAGAATGGAATATCAGTTAATCCAGCACCACTACCACTAAATACCGATGCCGATACACCAGACTGAAATCTAGTATAACCACTAACCGATAAACTTCCACTAAATGTAGAACCACTAGCAACAGATGTTACAACAAATCCAAAATTAGGGGTTGCTGATGCTGTTACCGAACCACTAAATATTTTTGATGTATCTAAATCAGAAAGTGCTGATGCTGGTATATCAAATAAGAATCTACCACTACCAGAATATGATGAACCAGAACTGATAGATACACTACCACTAATTTTTAAACTTCCAGTAAATTCAGAACCACTAGCTGCCGATTGAATTATAAATCCTCTATTGGGTATTGCAGATGCGGTTACCGAACCAGATGCTATAAATGTTGTTAATAATGCATCAGGTGTTAATGCCGTTCTTGGGATATTGAATAATCTAGCACCACTACCAGAGTAAGATGAACCAGATGAAATTTCTATACCCCTAGCACCACTTACAAATAAAGAACCAGTAAATTGAGAACCAATATCTGCAGAAACTACTCTAAATCCTAATTCAGGAGTTACAGATGCAGTTATCGAACCCGTTACAATTTTATTACTTTCTTGAGAAGGTACGTTTATTAATTGAGAACCATCTCCTGCGAAAAATGTAGCCTTAACAGAACCAGTTACAAATAAAGAACCAGTTACGTTTATAGAACCAGTGAATGTACTACCATATTCCAAAGATTCAACTCTAAATCCATAATCAGGACTAACAGATGCAGTTACACTACCACTAACAATTCTAAATACTTCTTCGGATAATGCTGAACGAGGAATATCAAATAAACCTTTACCAGAACCACTAAACATTGATGCTGTAACATTACCACTAACACCTAAACTTCCAGTTATATTTGTTTTACCTATAAATGTTATTTCAGCTGGTAATGTATATGTATCAACAATATTAATCATTCCCGCCATATCCGAGTGGAATTGGCAATTATAATAAAGTGTATTTGGTGCGTTAGATGGTACTGTAAACGTTATAACTCCAACCGCTGTTCCGTTATTGGTTACACCATCGTTATAAGCATTAGCAGTTCCAGTTGAATTAATAGTTTTTATATAAAATGGATGCCCAGATGCATTTAAATTAAATGTATAAGTTACACCTCTAACTAAAGTTAATGTTGAATTTGGTCCTACAATAGCATTACTAAATGCATAAGATAGTGATGATGCGTTTGTAACATCAAATACAGTATTTAATGATGCAGTTGGTATTGTAAAATTAGATGATGATACTATTAAACTTCCACTAAGTTTACTTGGTACATTTACATTAAATCCTTTAACAGGATCAATAGATGCGGTTGCTGAACCAGAGAATATTAAATTAACATCTAAGTTTGAAATTGCAGAACGAGGGATATCAAATAATCCAGCGCCACTTCCACTAAATACACCACTACCACTTGGAATGAATACACTTCCGCTAACATTTATACTTCCAGTAAATTGAGAACCAGTTCCTAAAGATTCAACTCTAAATCCATAAACAGAACTTACAGATGCAGTTATTAAACCATCTCCTATGAATGTAGGTCTGGTTACTCTTTCAGCTAATGCTGATAGTGGAATATTAAATAACCCCTCACCACTACCACTAAAGAATCCACTTCCAGATGGAATTTGTATATTACCACTTACAATTAAACTACCACTAAACGTAGAACCACTTGCTACTGATTTTATCTGAAATCCAAAATTTGGTGAAACTGATGCCGTTACACTACCACTTGCTATAAATGTAGAAAGTAATGCATCGGGTGTTAAAGCTGAACGAGGAATATCAAATAAATTTTTACCACTACCACTAAACGCTGAACCACTACTTATCGATACGCTACCACTAATTTTTAAACTTCCAGTAAATTGTGAGCCGCTTTCAAATGATTCAACTACAAACCCATTGACAGGGTTAGCAGATGCCGTTACCGAACCACTTCCTATTCTTGATACATTATCAGGATTTACATTTATTAATTGAGAACCATCTCCTGCGAAAAATTGTGCAAATACACTACCACTAACAGAAACAGAACCAGTAAACTGAGAACCTATAACAGATCCAGTTGCTAAAGTTTCTACTCTAAATCCATAATCAGGATTTACGGATGCGGTTACACTACCACTTGCTATTAAATTTGCATCTTCGGATAATGCTGACCGAGGTATATCAAACAATCCCTTACCGCTACCAGTAAACATTGATGCCGATACATTACCTTCAAATTGTCCAGATGTATTTACTTGTAAGCCTCTATCAGGAGAAATTGATGCAGTTGCAGAACCACTAGCGATTCTAGGTGCATCTCCTGATAATGCTGATTGTGGGATATCGAATAACCCTCTACCAGAACCAGAATACATTGATGCAGTTATTGTTGTATTAACTACCAAACCAGTATTCGGTGCTATTGATGCAGTTACACTACCACTTGCTATTCTAGTTGATACTAATGAATCAATATTAAGTGCTGATAATGGTATATTAAATAATCCCTCACCACTACCACTAAAAAACCCACTACCAGATGGAATTACTACATTTCCACTTACAAATAAACTTCCAGTAAAATTAGAACCGCTTTCAATTGAAATTACTTTAAATCCTTCTTGTGGAGAAACCGATGCGGTTACACTACCACTTGCTAATCTAGTTGCTTTTGGTAAATTAAATAAATTAGAACCATCTCCAAAAAACGAACCAGTAAACGAACCAGTGAAAGATGAACCGGTAATATTATTACCAATTAATTCACTTTGTATTCTAACAGAACCAGTAAATTGTTGTATATCGGATGTTTCATCGCCAAATATATTAGAACCAGATGAATATATTACAGAAGATGAAATATAAGATACTATTAAACTTTCTGCATAAATCGTATCATCAACATAAAGGTCACCTTTAATTATAGTGTTTGTATTAACAAACAAATTACCTTCCTTAAAAGATGCAGTTGCCGAACCACTTGCTATAAATGTTACATTTGGTAAATTAAATAAATCTCTACCATCACCAAAATATGAACCAGTAAATGAACCTGTGAATGAACCAGTAAATGCACCAGATGCTCTATCTAAATCTAAACTTCTTACAAATCCTCTATTACCTTGGTCATCCGAAACTACAATAGCAGGATTTGTTAATAACGAAGCAGAAAAATTAGGAACACCTAAATTCGGCTCTGCTTGGGATATATCCAAGAATTGATACCTATCAGATGTTACATTTTTAGGGTTTACTACCCTTACCCTACCCGTTAATAGATTACTAATTGCCATGCGTTACTTTCCAGCTTTGTTATAAATATAGAGAATCCCTTATAAATATCAATCAATGATATTATTGTTATTCATTCGCACTTTCTAACAAAGAAAGAATTACAGTCAATTCGGTTGAACCAGAAACAATAAATCCATAAGTTTCTTCTAATACTAATTTACCAGAAACAATAGGAGATAATGAATCAGCTGCTGGTATTGTTACGTTTGTAACTAATCTCACAGCTTCTTGCTCAACAAGTACAGGAGATTCAATAGTTTTTTTAATAACATCTACTAAAGAATTTACTACATATATAGATGCTGATATTCCTGTTTGTGTTCCGTTTGTAAATCCACTTAATACAGATTGCGTAACTCCAGCTTGAAACAATAATGGAGAATCAGCCGAACCAGTTACAGATTGATTTTTTATAATTTGATTTGATAATGTTTTTAAATAATCTAAAGCAAATAGAGATGCAGAATATTCCGTTACATCGATTAAAGATACCCCATTTTTATCAAAATATGCTTTTGCTGCTTTATTTGTTCTGATTGTTGTATTATTAATTATATCATATTTTATTGCATCAACATCATCTAAAGTATTTTGTTCAAAGTAATCAGATACAAATGTAAATGGTGTTTCTGATAAACTATTTTGATATGATGTATATGCTGCTATTTCTTTTCTCAAAAATTGTCTATTTGAATTAAGTAATAAAGATGCACTAGCAAAACTACCACTAAAGTTTAATAAACTTATAGAAGAACTAACAAAAGCGCTTCCACTATATATATCACCAAATTCCGGTACAGGTACTTCTTTATTTGATGTTACAAATATAGTTACAGGTTGTGTTATTGAACTATTATTTGTAATTTGACAAGATAACACAATTGATGATACTCCTGCTGGAGTTGCATATATTTCATCGGGCTCACCAGTCAGGCCTGTTATTACTGACTGGAATCGATTTAAGGGAACAAAAACTTCTGCCATTTCTTTTTATTTTTTTATTTTCTTTTTTATATTTGTAGTGCTAATGAGAACGGAGTTACCAATGAGAATAGAGATTTACTAAATGTTCTACCCACAAGAGTACCAGTTGCCTGATTAATACTTAAACCTGTACCAATTCTAAAGTCACCATCCTGATTACCGGATGTGAAGAAGATTCTACCTCCACCCAATTCAGTAATTTCGTATATTGGATTTGCAACACCACTACCACCCTGATTTGGAGGAAGTGCTTTAAATGTCACACCACTACCATTATAAGAGTAGTCAATACCAGTTGCCACAATTAATGAACCAAATGATTCTAATGGTGCACCTGCTGCTATAAACTCTGCTCTAGTTCTTAGATAACGATTTGTTTCCAATGTTTCTAATAATTGGTCTCTAGTCACAGCTATTGCACTTCCGTACTGACCATCATAGTATGAAGATGCTGCTCTGATTCCTCTCTCATTTCCACCATACAATAAATCAGTCACACATGCATCTACAATAAATCCAGTATCACGTGAACAACTTGCTTCATTATATACTAAATATGGAAATGCTCCATTTGTGTATCCAATTGCTCTTTGTTTTAATTCATCTTTACCAGCTTTTAATCTTTCAGCCGCTTGTCTTCTCTTAGTTGCAGGTGCTAAATAAGTTAATAAAGTATTTGCTACAATTTTTTCAGATATTCCTCTTGCGAAGTTAATACCATCTATCGTTTGCTTCTTTTGTCCATTATTATCACTATAACTTTCCTCAATTGCTACCGATGGGAATTTGTAATAGTATGAACCCGCTTCAATACTTCTTTCATTGCCACCATAAACTAAGTCCGTTCTAATTGCATCTATGATAAATCCTAAATCTCTACTACAACTTGCTTCATTATATTTTAAATTACTCCAAGAAGAACTTAAGAATGTTATAGTTTCTTTTTGTATTAATTGTTTATTATCTGTCAATAATTGTGCAGTTGTTAATAAAGATGCAGATGGTACTAAATAAGTTGGATTGATTACTACTTTTTTAGATAACTTTCCAGCATATCTGATACCAGTAAGAGTTGGGTCTAATTGGTTTAGAGTTGATGGTACGCCTTTATTGATTGCGTTAGAAGGATATAAGTAATAATACTGTCCTGCTATCACACTTCTTTCTTGCCCACCATATAATACATCCGTTGCTGCTGCATCTATTAGGTATCCAACATCTCTCTTACAAGTTGTTTCATTATAATATACACCACTCCAAGAAGAAGATACATATGCAATAGTTTCAGCTGCCACAAATTGTTTATTCTTTCTCAACAAATCAAATGATGCTGATGCCTCTACTGATGCTGTTACAAACAATGTATTTTTTACAATCTTTTGTGCTATTCTACTTGCGTAGTTTATTCCATCTATTGTTTGTCCTAATTGCCCAACACCATCACCATCTCCTTCAATAATTGCCTTAGATGGATATTTGTAATAGAACTCTCCACTAAATACACCTCTTTCATTACCACCATATAATAAATCGGTAGTAACACCATCTAATATATAACCAACATCTCTCTTACACTTATCTTTATCATACTCAAATGTACTCCAGCTAGCAGTTAAGTAAGCTAGGGTTTCAGTTTGGATAAACTCTCTATTTTTTCTCAACAAATTAACTGATGCTGATACTATTTGAGATGCTGTCACAAATGTTAATGATGCCGCAACATTCTTAGAAAGTTGTCCTGCGTAATTAACACCTGCTAATGTTGGTTGTAATTGTGAACCTTGTGCTTGTGAAGGATATAAGTAATAGAACACACCAGCATTTGTACTTCTTTCGTTTCCACCATATAATAAATCCGTAGAAACTGCATCTATAATATGACCAACATCTCTTTTACAAGTTGATTCGATATAAGATGCCGTACTCCAAGAAGAAGATAGGTAAGCAATAGTTTCATTTTGTATAAACTCTCTATTCTTTCTAATCAATGCGTATGATGCTGATACAACCGCTGATGCCGTTACATAAGTTACATTTTGAATTACTTTTTGTGCTAACTTACTTGCGTAGTTTATTCCATCAAGCGTTTGGTTCAATTGTGCTCCTTGTGCTTGTGATGGATATTGATAATAGAATATACCATTAAATAATGATGCTGAATTTGAGTTATATATCAAATCTTCAGCTGCCCCACTTATAATCAATCCCACATCACGTCTACACTTACTTTCATCATAAGATGCCGTTGACCAAGATGATGATAAATATGCAATAGTTTCATCCTGTATGAATGAAATATTATTTTTTAGTATTCCATATGCAATCCATCTATTATCATTACTCATCGGAGTTGTATAAGATGAAGTTGGTAAACTTAATGATGCCGATACTATTGCCGAACCAGTTCCGTTAGCAACTATGTTTGTTACGATAGCAATTGATGCTGATAGTATTGTTGCTTCAGTAGAAGTTGCCGATGATGCTGAAATATATTGAGTGGCGTTAGTTACTTTGATATTTGCCAACGTATTAAGTATAATAGAAGGTGCTCCTATCAATGTACTACTAATAGATGCTGTTGTTATTCTAGCTGCGTACTTAATTGCATCCGTTGTTTGAATTACTTGCGAACCAAACCCATTAGCTTGCGATGGGAACTGATAATAGTAATCTGCATTATCTCTACTTCTCTCATTGCCACCATAAAGTAAATCAGTTGCTACACCATCAATGATATATCCTAAATCTCTATAACATTTACTTTCACTATAATCTAAGTTAGGATATTTAACGTTTACAAATGCAACACTTTCACTTTGTATGAATAATTTGTTAGCCTTTATTAAATCGTATGCGTATTGAACTTCTAAAGATGCTGTAAATATCTGCTTATTAACAACTACGTTCATAGCCGTTCCTTTTGCATATCTTACACCAGTCAATGTAGGTTCTAATTGTGCGTTTGTAGCTTGAGATGGATAATCATAGTAGTATCTACCTGCTATCACACTTCTTTCATTTCCACCATAAAGTAAATCAGTTGCTACTGCATCTATAATGTATCCAATATCTCTCTTACAAGTAGTTTCATTATAATCATGCTTAGCCCAACTTGCTGATAGATATGCAATTGATTCACTTTGTATAAATCCTTTGTTTTCTCTCAATGAATTGTAAGATGCTGATGATGATACTAATTGTGATGCTGATATATGTGTAAATACAGTATTCAATACAACCTTTTCTGCCAATCCACTTGCGTATTTGATTGCCGTAATCGTTTGGTCTAATTGTGAACCAGTAGCGTTTGATGGATAATCAAAATAGAACTTACCATTAAACAAAGATGCTGAGTTACCACCATATAAAAGGTCAAATGCAGAACCACTAAGGATTCCTGTCAAATCTCTTTCACATTTACTTTGTGTATATTCAAATCCACTCCAAGAAGAACTCATATAAGCAATAGTTTCATCAACTATAAATTTAGAGTTACTTATTAATAAATTATATGCTGAATTTATCTTTGAATTTGTATTTGCTATCGGATATGTTGATGGTTTATATGCAATTGAGCTTGTACCATTATTTAATAACACATCAATTACCAAAGATAACGATGATGATATTAATTTACCTTGCAATCTTCCAGCTGCACTTCCACTTATTAATTGTGGTGTGTTAGTTACCTTAATACTTGCTGATGTATTTGATATAATTGTTGGTAGAACCGATGTTCCGTTTTCAATTACACTTAATATCAAATCAAATCCACTTGCAATCTTATTAGTATCAGAAGATGATGCAGATATTGCTTGTCTTATAGGATTTGAGTTTGTTACTTTTAATGATGATGATGTATTTGCTACTAATGTAGGTAATACACTCAATCCGTTTTTAACAACGTTTACAACAGTACCATAAGAAGAACTTACGTTTGTAATTTGAGTTGATAAGTTATATGAACCCATACCAATTGTTTGCTCTTTAGAACTTATATGTAATAAAGTTGGTGTAGGTAATTCAAATCCGTAATTATAGTTTCTTGCCAATGAATCCGGTACAAATGCAACACCATTTTCAATAATATCAGCTACATGCTTAAATGATGATGTAATAATATCTAATTCAGCTCCACTTGCCGATATTGATGATGAGTATTGAGTTGTATTTGTTACTTTAATTAAACTATCTCCATTTTGAACCAATACAGGTAATGTACTGATTGAATTTTTAGTAGTTCTAACAAAGGTATGAGCTGCTTGAGGTAAGTGTTTAATTGCACCAGCTGATGCAGATACAAACGTATGAACTGATTGCGGTAGGTATTTTACAGCGTTTGCCGATGCTGATACAAATGTATGTATTGAGCCAGAAGCACTCCCAGCATCCCCTACATTGATTGTGAAGATACCATCTTGTCTTTGTACTCCATTAATACTTGCTGTCACAAATGTATGTGAGTTTGTATATGAAGATGCACCTATATTGATGTTAAACGTATTTGTAGTTACACCAGATATACTTAACCATCTTCCGCTTGGATAATCATATCCAGCTCTAGGGTAAGATTTTGAAATCACATTATCATCCAATACACAATTGTAAGTTAATGAGTTATCAGAAAGTTTAATATAATCACCATTACTAAATCCGTGAGATGCTATTGTTAAGGTAACATCTCCAGTCTCAGCGTTATATGGAGCATTGGTTACTGTGTGTTGAGTAAATCCAACTGATTTTATCTCAATTGATTTTCCAAGATACGGGTCACCACTTCCACTTCTAGGATAACTATGTGTTGTTGCATTTCCGTCTTGGTCACAAGTAAATGCCATTGAACCCGTTGCTAAAATAACACTTCTACCAACACCTAAGCCATGCTGTCCAACAGTTACAGACATATCGCCTGTAAGTGCGTTATAACTAGCTGATGTAGGTGTAAAGTATTTATTAGCTGCAGATGTTCCGACACTAACTGTCAATGTAGTTGGTGTAGTGTTAGTTATCATCATAGAACGACCAGCGTATGGGTCTATTCCAAATCTAGGATATGATTTAACCGATTGATTGTTATCCATATCACAAGTAAATGCGATTGAACCCGTTGAAATTAGAATTCCTTCACCAATACTTAAACTATGTGTTCCTACTGTCATTACAAAATCTCCAGTAGCTGGGTCATAAGTTGCGTTAGTAGGTG